GGGTTCGCAGGTCAATTCATAAACATAAGTGTCTCTGAGTTGATAGAAAGGTTGTTCGTGCTCAACATACTTGATCTCGAACAAACGATCACCCAGAGGGAAATAAATCAAGTCTCCTTCCTTTGGTCTTGTTGCAAGCCCAACGTTGGAAAGATCTTTAATCAGAGGAGTAATATAATTTTCAAATCTCTCTTTTGAAATTGTGAGAATCAAATCATCCTTTTCTTCAATGCCAAACTTACTCAGAAGAGTTTTTTGTCCGCCGAATCCCTCATAGTTGTTAACATATGCTTCCAGAGGGTAAGCACTTGTAAACTCAGACTGAATAACTTCTCTGATGATCGTATTTGTTTTCGCAAAAGTTCTTGGCAGGTAATAACACTCAACTCCATACATACGAAGTTGTTCGTTTACCAAGTCTTGGATAAGACTTTGTTCTGTTGTTGATCCGTTTAGAAAAAATGGATTGAGTGTCATTGCTTACTCCTCAACCGATCAGATCCATTGGGGGGAGTTCGTAGTAAGAAGACATTTCCTCACGGATCTTATCAACCTCTCGAACACCATCCTCATAAATCTCTCTTCCGTTGAACTCAATTCCACCAGGAAGTTTGACACCCTGGAACTTGATGAGGTTCTGACCCCACTGCTTTTTGATGAGAGCAACCAGATAACGCTTCAGGAATGAATCATTCCAAACCCTGGAGTAATCGTTACCATCCATCGCAATAAAGCAGTCGAGGATGATGAAATCTCCAACTTGAATGGTGTCCCAATCAACGTCCAGATAAAGTCTGTCCTGTCTCTGATTGAAACGAATTTGTTTGTGTGTGTTCAAAAGGAAGTTGAGTGTCTCAAGGTAACTCATTGCCATTGAGTAACTCAACAGATCAGTTTGACCCCAATAATAAATGTCGTTGAGGAACAACTGATATTTGAAACTAAACAGGTTTGCAGTGTTGACGCCTTGTGCATCATCCCACTGGAATGCTTTGTTTACACCAATAACATTGGGTGGAACCTGAATGTAATTGCTGTTTTCATAATATGTGAACGTGGTGGCAGTTCCAACAATCGTCGCTGTTGCTGATGTACTTGCAATGCCAACTGATCCAGCACCAATCGAAGGAGCACCAGGTGGTCTTGCTTTACCACGGTCAATGTCGTTTTGAGTGACCTGATATTTCAGATAATTCTGATAAACACCATCAAAGTGCCTCTCTTGAAAATACTGAATTGCATCATCCAACAGGTCATCGACCTGCTCGTCAGCAACGTTGATTTCCAAGACAGGAGCGCCCAGTTGCCTCAGTGCATAATCTTTCAGTTCTTGTCGATTGGAAGGCTGCGCCATCGATATCAGTCCCTCTTTATAAGGTATTTAGATTATCTCAAGAACTCCTTGAGCAAGGACTTGATGTCATTCAAATCATTCTTCAATTGGTCCATGTTCTTTTCCATGTAAGAGAGTCTCTCCTGATCGTTGGAGAGTCTCTCTCTGTTATTAACATACATTTGGAACTCATTGTTGTTCCTGTTCACAATGGCATTTGTTTCGCTGTCACGAAACATACCATCTTGTCCTTTGATTGGAATGAGAGTCATTATGCGAAGGAGATAATGCGGAGTCCTTTGATTTGTGGAACAACAGCAGCGTTGGTTGAAGTTCCAACAATCTTAATCCTGTAAGAAGTGTAAGGATTGAGATTTTCAGCACTGAACTTGAGTTCACGGAAGTATTCAGGAGTTGGTTCAGCGAGAACTGTATCTTGCTTAGGTGTGAACACGTCAGGTCTTCCATCGTTATTGGTTGTGCTGATTGTGTTACCAGCAGAGTCAATGTTGTTATAACCAGGGAATGGAATGAAGACGGTTTCTCTCAATGGAAGTTCCTGATTCAGAGCAAAGAACACACGAACATCACAAGCGTCTTGGATGTAAGCGTCCATGAGAACTTGGAGTGAAGTCGCTGGGTTCTCAAGAACGATGTTCTTGGTTACATAAATGAACCTGCTTGGATCATCCTGGAAAGAATTGACTCTAAAGTCAGTTGCGTAATTGGTAACAGGAGCATTGACTCTGTTGTTGACAAAGACGCAAGATGCGTTGTCCAGATCAATCGCAGGTGACAGTCTGTTATCGATGCTCAAGAGACTCATGTTGAATGACAGAGACTTGTTTCCTGGGAACAAACCGCTTGGTGCGAGGTAAGTATCCTCATTGACCTTAGAAGCAACGATTCTTGGAGAATCGAAGTAATTTTTCTGATAAAGAGCGACCTCTTGATAACCCTTATCAGCGTAAGATCCTTCGTTTCCGCTGACACTTGTTCCACTAACTGTTCTGACGTTAGTGTTGATCTTGGTTCCTGTTGGAGTCAATGTCAAGATTCTTGGAATCATCAAAGAGTAAGGAATGTTGTAAGTTCCCTTAGCCTTGGTTCCAGAGTTAGACTCAGAATCGTTGAAGTAAAGAACACCCAGAGTTCCAGCAGAAGTTCTGTCTGTTCCATTCTCATCCATCTGAATCTTGACGTGATAAGAGTCAAGAGTGATTGGATTAGCAACAGTGACATCGGCAAGAATGTGAGTGGTGTTGATTCTTCTCAAAGAAACACCATTCAGTTCATATTTGTAAACCAAGTCGTTGACTGCGTGTGAAGCAACAACAGTGTTATCGACACCTCTGGTAATTCCAGTCAGAGTTGCTCCGTCAAATCCAGTGTAGGAAATAATCTCTTGACCGATCTTGATGTAACCAGGATTGGTTGCACCAACAGAAACATTCTCAAAAGAGGTGTAATTTGTTGTGCTTCCAATCGAAATTGCACCAGTTGCAGTATTGCTGTAAAGTTCAGCAACCGTTGTGGTTGGGACATCAGTTGTGATGTCCCTCAGAGTGACCTTGTTGACTCCACCATACAGACCATGGTTTCTCTGGAAGATCTTCATGTGAAGACCATCAGCATTAACTCGGATTGGAGTTTGAGGAACAACGTTTCCACCGATGGAGTAATTGAGTTCGGTTGTAATTCCTGAAGAGTTCTGATAGAACAACTTATCGGTTGCTCCAGTTGCGAAGTCTCCCTGAACGTCATCCAGAATCAGTTCATTGTTTCCATAAATCTCACCAACGGAAAGTCTCATTCCTTCGCCAAGGCTGTTATTTCCAACAGTGATTGGAGTCAAAACATCACCAAGTGCATATCCTTTACCGCCACCAGAGGTGGAGACGGTTGCAGCGATTGCAACTCCATTAGAAACAGCAATCTCAGCGGTTCCACTGATTCCATTGCCAGTAACACTTGTGAGAGCAACGCCAGAGAAAACGTAATAACCAGAAGCAGGAGTGTAACCAACACCAGCATTGGTGATTGACAGATCACCAGTCATTGAACCAGCAAAACCTGTCAGGGTTCCTTGTGCTCCAGTGGAATTCTGAATGACTGTGTTACCAACAACCAGACCAGTGTCTTGAACTGTTGTTCCGATGCCGATGCTCAGATTTCTCGAATCCATGAAGATTGAGTTTTGAGCAATCTTCTCAAGGTTTTCTGGGAGACCAGGGTTGTAAAGTGTGCAATTGCCAGAAGTGCCAAAGTTTGCTCTGTGAAGAGTAAACTTGAGATCTTCATACTGTGAGGGTGTCCAAACTGCTGCGTTCTGTGACTTAAAGAGTGAACCAAGGAGTGGTTGTGCAGAAACAAGAACTTGTCCTGCTTCCTGACCAGCAGTTTCAACTGTGGGTTCTCCAAGTCTGGAGATCCAAACTCTGTATTCTGTTGACTTAGACAGCAGACAGAAAGCATATTCTGTTTCTGGTTCCAGATAAACTGGAGACTCAAAGGTAAAGGTTGTTGGGACAGTTCCGTCTTCAGAGAGGTTGACCTGATTGGGTTCCAGAGTAATCTCTGAGTAAGCAAGAACCTTTGTTGTTGGAGTTCCCAGTTCAACTTCACGAAGTTGACAATAAACAGGAATGTTGTCATCCTTCAGGTGGAAGAAGACATCAATCTTGGTTACAAAGACACCACTGTCATCGTTGACCATGAAGGTTTGTGCCAGAGGGTCAACTCGTGGGGGAGCTGGTGGTGGAGGAGGTGGTGGGAAACTAATCGAAGCAGATGCACTGGACGACGAAGAGTCACCAATTGTTCTCTGCTCAAAGAACTCTTCAGTCTCAACATCAGCGTTTCTCAGTGAGAGTGTGACTTCTTGGGTGTTATCCATGTCACCCTGAGAGTAGAACATCTCTTCTGCAGCAGAAGTGACAGTTCCTTCAATCTTGCTGTTTGTTGTGCTGCTGGTGAGTCTGAACATGTTACGTCCAGTCTCAAAAGCAGGATTGGTTTCGTTTGCGGTGTCGGGAACTCTAAACGAACCGATCAGAGTTCCAAGTCTGTCGGTGATGAGTCTGACGTTACTTACAACTGCCTGTGCTCCACTGGTTTGACCAACCAAAACCATGCCAGTTGCAATATAACCAGCAAAGTTGGGGTTATCCTCTGACTGGAGACTAAACGTGTCAATATTCAGAACTGTGGTTGTTTCTGAATAAGTTGAGGGGAGAGTTGCTTCTCTGTCATAAGGGTTAGAATCAAAGAAGTCAGTTGGGTTATTGTAGGGACCATACTTGTGATTCGCATTTGCAACTCTAAATGTGATTGCTGCAGTTGATGCATCGGTGATTTCTTCACTCTGTTGAGTCGAAGGCATTGTACCGATGACTGTTTCGGTTGTTGTAAAGGTTCCACTGGTCATTGTGATTTCGACCAGTTTAGGAACACAGAACTTGGTAACATCCACACTGTCAAAGAATGGATAAAGTCTTGTGAATGGTTTCAGATTACGTCCCGTGAACTCAACGTTACGGGATCTCATGAAGTGAACAACGTCTCTGGAGACAATTCTGTCACCCAAGGAAACAGTGTCAAGTCTCTCTGTCAGAGAAATCTGTTCACCACGTCTCTGTTGGTTCAGATTGACGCTGGTGCTTACAGATGCCGAGATGGTTGCACCACTGTTGCTGCTGCTTCCACTCATGCTTAGTGAGGTGTTGACGTTAACACCTGTGGTCTCCCAAGAATCCCACTGAATTGGAGTGATTCCACTTCTCAGACCATCTTCGTTGGTTGTGACTTCTGCTCCAACCAACTGTGCGATGGTGCTGAAGTTACCTTCCAGTTGCTTATTTTCAACTTCCAGGCGATTGACCTCAATCCAAACATCAACGTTTGGTTCAAGATCAAGAGTTCCACCCCAGAACTGAACCAGGAAAGGAGTTACACTTTCAGATCTGGTTGCAAATGGGTTCTTAATGTATTCAACATCGGTGTAATCGATGGTAACAACTTGACCAGTTCTTCTGACTCCAGTACCCTGGATCGAAGCGATTCTTTCATCCTCATTTGGATCAGTTGTTGTTCCGATTCCACTAATTGCTGAGGTTCCCAACTGCAGTGACAAAGCAGTTGTGTAGTGAGAAGGTCTCAGAATTTGCTTGAGATCGTCGATGCTGTTTCTGATTCCAATGGTTGGGTCTTGTGGTTGCAGTGTTGAGAAATTATCAACAAAGACACCAGACTTAAATCTGTTCAGACCATTTGCATCAGGAACGAAGGAATTGACAGTTGCTTGCTCAAGACGATTCAGTGAAGAATAATACTCCAGATTGGAGATTCTTTGCTCCAACTTCGAGATGTCAGACATCTGATATCTCTTATGCTCAACAAAGTCAACCTGAGCATTGTTGACATCATAAAGATAAGCAGGAAGGAAGATGTTTGCAATGTTCAGAGCACCACTGGTGTTCTCTGGCAGTCTTGGATCATCCGATGGAGTTCCAGGAATTACGCTAACATAACCTTCTTTGTCAATGCAAACTCTGTCTGCTCTTGGTTGATAATAATCAAATCCAACTGTGATAGATTCATCGGATGCCAGAACAAATTTAGAACTGTGTTGTCCATTTGCACCACCATCAAAATCTCTTCCAGAGAATTCAAATGGTGAGTTTGCACCAGAGGAGACAGTGTAATCCTTAACTCTAGGTCTTGCATCCAACAAATCAGTTGTTCTGTAACCTTCTACCGAACGAATGTCTTTTCCGTAATCAAACTGATCATAAGAGTTGACTGTGGTGATATCTCCAGTGTCAGATGTTTCATAAACTGCCTTAGCAAAATAAACTTTCAGTTTTCTTGCTGGGACATTGGCATCACCATTTCTTACGATTCTCGAATAATCATAATGTGATCCTTTCTGTCCATCATCAAAAGTAAACTGATTGGTCAGATTCTTAGAAGGAACAACAACATTAGTTGCAACTGCACTTACACCAGATTGATCAAAGTTGATGACCTCTCCAGATTCAAAGACAACGTTATTCAAATATGCAAAGTTGATTGCTGTGTCACTCTTTCTAACCAGATAAATTGCTTTTGCACCACTGATTGTTCCAGTGATGGTCTCTCCAATGATCAGATCGTTGGTGTTAGAACTTGGACCATCCATCGAAGCGGTGGTCATGTAAGGTGCTTCAGGATCTGAAGTGTCCTTCGACTCATAAATTCCGTGAATCTTATATGCATCGGGAACGTTCAGACAAATAACTTCGTCCTGAACTCTGGTTCCGAATGGGAATGATCCATAAGTCAAACCATCGTTCAGAGTCGTCCCACCAATTCCAGAAGAGGAAAGTGATGATTTGTCAATCAAAACGTTAGTTGAGATGACCTTAGACTTGACCTTATTGGTAATATTGCTCTTACGAAGAGTTGCAATCAGAATTGTTCCAGAATCTGTGGTTGCGCTCAGTCCAGCAATCTGGATTGAGGTTGAACCATTGGTCAGTGTGATTTTATCCGCTGTCAACGCTTCTGTGGATCCATCGGAGCGAATTAGAATATATCTTTCCTCATCGAAGGGAAGGAAGACCTCATTGGGGTCAGCGTTGATTACTGGAGTCGAATTAGCAGAAATTGAAGTTGTAAACTGCTTTCTGATGACCAAATTAGCAGATGTCAGATCAACAGACTCAATATTCTTTTTGGGGAAGACACTGAAGAGTGTTTCGTTAGATGCTTCGTTACCAGAACCGTTAGTGTCTTGGATTTTGGTCTCAAGAATTCTAAATTGTGCTCCAGTTTCTTGAGAAGTTGGAAGTGCACCATTATTGATGCCCGTAACCGACTCAACTGCCTCAATTACCAGATTATTGGTGTTTACGGTTGTAACTCGTGCATAAGATACGTCTGTAAGAGAAGCTCTTTGGTAAGAGACGATGTTCCCTGTTGTGACAATCCCAGGGAAAACAGCACCAGCAACTGTAACGGTGGAAACGCCACCGCTTGCGCCAGTGATTGTTGCGGATCCATATTCATAGAAATTCTCCTGCACAACGTCTGCACTGAAGGTTGATGCAGACCCGACAATTCCGAACACTGACTTGATGTCAGAATTCTCCCAATTTCTAATTCCTGTGACATATCTGCTGTCATTTGCGACTCCATTGAAGAGAAGTCTCTCTCCATTGAAGAAATCACCCTGAACATCGTAAGCAGTGAAGGCAGTTCCAGCAGAAACTGAGTATTTCAGGAATGCACTCGCTCCACTTGACTCACCTTTGATGTGAGTTGGTGTGGAAAGTGTAACTGCAGTGTTTACAGTGAAATCAGAATAAGTTTGAACGTCCCAAAGTGACAAATCCCACTCATTTGCGGTTGGAACAGCAGAATTGTAAGATCCAGACTCCAAAGCGAAGTCATAGATACGAGCAACACCGATTTCCTTACCTGCTCTTGCCTCTTGGTCAGATCCAACACGTTGATCTCTCAAACTCAAAGTGTTTGAGGTGTTGAATCCAATTGTGGCTGAACCATAAACGTTGTTCATGGTAAAAGTGGGTCCAAAACCAAAATTGATGGCTTGTGGGTCCAGAGTTTTGGTTGTTCTGGGTTTTGCAACGTCAATGAGTGTCGATGCTCTCAAATCAACCTCATAACCCCTTACATATGCCTTTCCTGGGGAAATTTTGTAAACAAGATTGTCTGCACTTGGAGCATTTCCACTCGAAGTGGTTTGACCAGCGTTATAGATGCCTCTATTTCCTTGTCCATCGTTCAAATTCTCACGAACGGTGGTAACAAACTCTTTTACATAATAATGACCCGACTCATCGTAAGTTCTGCGGGCAAATTCGTCTCCAATAAAGTTATATTGGGTGTTTTCAGTGATTTTACGAAGATTTCCGTTCTGAATTTCTGCCAATTGGACAAAAGACTGATCATCAAAGTCATCAAGTGGCTTTGAAAACAGACTTGCACTGATTTTCAGACGATCTGCACCAGGTGCAGTGTAATTATTGAATCCTTTTGCGTTATCGTTAAGTGTTGGGTCGGTTTCAGAGGTAATAATTTCCTCTACAACATTCAAACCAACTCTAACACTTGGTGTATTGGTGTATTGACTCAGAATCAGAATTGAATCAGGAACATCAACAAAATAACCTCTGAGGAAGAAGACACCAGCACTTAGAGTGAAAGCAGAACCAGTAATTGCTGCTTGTTGAGGAACAGTCGATGCAAAACCCTCTCCAGCGGAGATAAAGGTGGTTGCATAAGTAATTGCGGTGTCAGTAAGAAGAATTTCACCGTCAATAAAAGTTGCAGTAGCAGCATCAGTGCTACCTGAATTTTGATAATTCAGATAAAGTGTAAAATTGCCCTTTTCGGACTGCTCATTTGTGATGTAAGTGACCACTTTTGCGGTCACACCAGAGGTTGCACCTGTGATTGTCTTACCTACAATCTGATCCAGGTAAAGAGAAACGGGAACTCCAAGGTATTCTGCTTGGATTTGGACCCCGTAGAAGCTTTTTTCGTAAGTTACGCCACCAGGAATAACAGCAGCACCTTCTTTGAAGAGGTGGTTGCCAACATCTTCAATCTGGTTCTGAAGAATTGACTGAAGAGTCGTTAATTCTCGCGCCTGAACAGGATATCCAGGTTTGAACAGAACCTTATAATAGTTACTGTCGGGTTCAAAGTCGTCAAAATAAGGAGCAACGTTGAGATTAGTTTCCTGTGGCATGATTTCTTAGAATTGCAAGATGATTTTAACGTCTTCTTTCTGAGAGGAACTTCTGGTTACAGAAGGTCTGTTGTCAACATAAACGATGTTTCCAGAGTATTTTTCGACTTCTGGGTCAGCCAGTCCAGACACAAATGTCTGTCCCAGGTAGTATGTTCTGTTATTTATTACCGTTGAGACACCCTGGAAAGCGGTACTAATCGACAAATTGATGCTTCCTCCACTAATTGTGAGGTCACCACTGTTTGGTGTCGCTGTGAAACGATTCTCTCTGAAACCATAAACAGGACTCGTGTTCAAAGTGCCGTCAGAATTGAATCCACAGTTGGTTCTATCCTGCCAATACTTCAAAACACCAGTTGTTTGGTCGTAAGAAACGACTCTTCCGACTGCAGTTGATCCAACACCGACAGTTTGAGTGATATATGAGTCAGCGGTGAAGGTTGCTTCGCTGTATCCAGCACCTGCAAGACGAATTGCATAAGTTGCAGCTGCTTTATCGGTGTCCAAATTGCTTTCTGAACCCGCAGCGAGTGGATTTTCGATCAATCCGACCCTTGCAAACTGATTTCCAGTGATAAAATCAGGATTTTCAGTGTCATTTTCGAATCTGGCGTAAGTCAGGACGTTAAATGCGCCCAATTCACGGTAAATATCCTTTCCGTGACCGCCATTTGGAGGAACAATAACGTTGAAAACGGGTGAAGTGGTCCCAGTTGGGACTCCACCAGCAACCAAATCGATTGTTCCGAAGGTATATCCTGTTCCACCGTCCGAAATTGTGACAGAATCAACTTTTGAGTCGTTATCAATCACAATTGTGCACTTTCCACCCTGTCCATCGCCCAAAATTGGAACATTTCTGTAAGTTGAGTTTGCAGTTCCGATCCCAACACCACGATTTCTAACCGTAACGATCTTCAATTGACCGCTTGTACCAGCATTATTGCGAACGGCAGCATTATCAGAGCTGGTATCCCAGTTGCTTGGGGTTGGAATGTAATCTGTGGAGTCAAATTTGATTGCTTGGGATGGTTTGATGGTGTAAAGATACTTCCAAATGTAACCATCACCACTTGAACCAGCAGATCTGGGTTCCAAATCTGTGAAAGTTGGTTCATCCAAAGAAGGACCGCCCTGATAATTGTTCTCAGGAGTGGCATTATTATAAAGACAGATGTAAACTCTGAAGTCAGAGTTCATCACATAGAAGTTTGAGTCATAAATGTCAAATGCACCAGAGGGTTCTGATGGATTTGAACGACTGATGTCATTTCTCCACATGTCATATGTGGTTCCCGATGCCCAGGTAATCTTTCTCACAACCTGTGCAACATCGTTCGTGTTAACTTTTTTCAAAGCCAACATTGTGTCATAGTAATCGTTTGACTCGTTCAGATTGTCCTTTGGTGCAGGAGGATCTGTGTCCCAAGTTGACGAGTAATTCGTCGCATTGGGGAGACCAATGAATGTGTAATAAGAATTTGATGTTGACTGGACGCCAGCAACAAAATTCTTAGCATTCAAAATACGAAGTTGGTCAGTAATTATTGCTGCCATTTTGAGAAAGTTTTTCTTTATTTATTAGTGGATTTAGGTGGTTGTGAAACCACTTGCCTTCAGTGGGTTTTGACGAATAACCAGAGCGGAAGTTGAAATTCCAGAAACACCGTTGTCACCGTAGAAGTTGAAGGATTGTGGATTTGCTCTGTCTTCCAGAGTGATCTTGCCCCAACTAAAGTCGCCCATGTAAGGAGCGGTTGTGTAACCAATGCTTCCTGCGTTGTCCACGTTGACGAAGATTCTTCTCAGAGTGGTTGTGAAACCAACGAGAGATCCTTCGTGAATGATTTGATTGTTGTCTTCGAAGGAAGCAACTTGATAAACACAGTCGAGAGCAGTTGTTGCAATTCCGATGTGTGCACCAGCGGTTGTCTGCGAAGCAAATGTTCCACCGATTGACAAGTTTGTGTTCTTGATGACCAAATAATCTGAAGTTGAGATTCCGCTAACCGTGACTGCGGTTCCGACATAGAGTGTGTTTCTCATTGTCGAATCAGAAGGAATGAAAGTGTCAAAGTAGAACTGACTCTGTGAACCAGAGGTTGTTGTTCCAACACCAACGATGGTACCAAAGTCACCTTCATAACTGTAAGCGAGACAGTTTTCATAAGTGATTGTTGGTTCTTCAATAAGAACAGCAGGTGCGACTGAGGAATAACCAGTTCCAGGTGAAGTCACTGTGATGGAAGCGACAGTTGAACCACTCAGAGTTGCTGTTCCTGTTGCCCTTTGTGTGGTTCCAACACCAACAGGAGTTGAAACTGTGACAGCAGGAGCGACAGTATAACCGAAACCAGCATTAGTGACAGTAAATGCGGTGATTGTTCCAGCAGTGGAGACAGTCGCTGTTGCCGCTGCTGCAGTCAGAGTGTCTTGAGATCTGATAATCAAACCCTTTTGATAAGTGGTGATTCCAGCACCCTCATTATATTGATCAAACAGGTTGCTGTGCTCAACATAAACAACAGTCGAACCAACACCAACAGTCTTCAGGATTGGAGTTGTTGGGAAGAAGTTACCTTCATATTCATCTCTGTCCTTACCAACAGGTGCACCATCAATGATGAGGTCAGACATTTGACGACACCAGGTAACTGGTCTTGTCAGTGTGTTGATTTGTGTAATTCCACCACCTGTGTATGGATCAGTTTCAACCAGATCGCTGGTAACAACTTCGGTAACAATTCTTGGATCCTGATCGAGAGTTACGTCTTGACCTCTGTCAACATCGTGACGAAGTTCGAGAGTGTCTCCTGCCTTCACATTGCTGATGATTTCTGCATCAACAATGTCAATTTCGGAAGTTCCCTGATAGAACAGAATCTTAGAAGAGTCACCGAGTTGTGGTGCTTCAGCGAAAGTGATTTGACTTCCACCATCGAAGGTGTACGCGATCTTGGGTTGCTGAAGAATGTCATTGATGAAGACTAACAGGTTATAGTTGAGATCAAGTCCACGTCCCTCTTCTGGATTGACCCAGGTTGTGATTCCAGCAACGCTAAGTGGGAATCTGGTTCTCTCACTGTTGAACAGAGAGTCGAGAGGATCAAGAACCTTGAGCGAACCGATGGTCCAAGCGTTAACTGAATCGTCGTAAAGACTTTCAACTGTCAGTTGGAACTCACTGTAAGTCTTAGTCGTGTCGGTTGGGATTCCAGTTGTTCCACCGATTGCAACGGTAAGAATGTCACCATCACCATAGTTGTAACCAAACTGTGTGAACTCGAAAGATCTGACGCTGGAAGAACCACCAACAAGAATGTCAACCTTCGCTTCTGTTCCAACACCAGCGGTTGTGATCCCACTGTAAATCAGAGGAACGTTGGTGTAGGGGAATGGTTCATCGAAGATAACATCAGGTGGATTTGTTGAAGTGTAACCACTGCCAGGATTGGTGATTGCAACACTGACGATGTGACCACCACTAATTGCGGCAGTTCCAATAAACTCAAGATTGGGAATTCCGTTGCTGTAAGTTTGAACACCGACATTGACGACGGTTTGAATTCCAGATCTGTAACCAGAGCCAGTGTTGCCGATGCTAATGGAGGTGATTGTTCCCAGACCAGAAACAATTGCCGTTCCGCCTGCGGAAACCAGAGGTTGGAAACCAAATCCTTGAGTTGAACCAACAGAGAGGATTCTTCCCTTAACTGGGAGAGTTGCCTTATTGATGTCAGTTCCGTCCTGAATCGCAGTTCCTTGGAAAGTGATTGTTGTGATGCCACTTTCTGCCATTCCGTAGTTATTGATTACGGTTGGGCTGTTGGGTTGTTGGAAGACACCGTTGTAAAGGACGATGCCATTATCAGTGGAGAAACCAATCTGAGTTGCGTTACCAGACTTCAGAACAAACTCACTGGTGATTCCGCTGAAGTCGGGTGAGATGTCGTCGAAGACATAGTTGTTATGATAGGTCTCACTGGAGGAACCAACTGGAGCACGTCTGAAGAATGCTCTTCCTTGGAATGTGGAGTGAGTTGTGATTCCAGTCCAATCTCTGTAGTTTGGATTTCCAGTTGTTGTGCTCAGAGGTGTCTTACCTTTCGCAGCATCAACGAAGTTGATTGTGCTGTTGGTAATATTATATTGACCGATGAATTTCTGAATGGTAACTCCACTCTGGTGTGGAATTGCAATGGTTCCCAACTGACCTCTCAGAACCTGAAGGTCTGTTGGATTATCACCACCAACACCCGTGATGATCATGTATTCATCTTCAACCTTGATGATATCATTCGCGTAGAATGACGTTATTCCCGTTGTCTCCAGAGTTGGTCCAAGAACGATGTCCTGATTCAGAACAGAGAAGATTCTTGTCTCAGCGATTGGAGATTGAATCATGTTATCGATGGCAACCACAACCTTTGCGTTTTGATTGTGTGCCGTTAGACTGTGTGATGTTCCAACACCAACAGCAGATGGTTCCAGAACAACTGGGTTCGCTTTTAGTGCGTTTTCAGCAGTGGTTGCGAACTTAACCTTATCAGCACCAACTTTAACGATATAAAGTTCTTGAGGAAGAAGATCGGTTGAACCAATTCCAGGAACAGTCGCTGTGACAATTCCGATTGGTGTGCTACCGTAACGATATTCAACTTTTTCTCCAGTTACAAAGAAGTGGTTGTTCAGTCTAACTGTGTGATCATTGAGATCAACGATCGCGGAATCACTTCCATCGAATGATCTTCTGAAGATCTCAAGTCCATCGGACTTAAGTCCAAAGGTACTAGTAACCTCAACCTTGGTTCCAACATAACGCTCATTGTCACTTTCAATTTGAACAAGACCATTATCAAAGACGGTTGCTTCACCATTGTTATTGAATGGTTGGAGACCAACAGAGAACGTTCTAACTGTTGTGTTTGAACTGGTGTTTGCGGTGAAGGTCAGGTCGATTCGACTACCAACAGTTTGAGCAATTCCAACTGTTCCAACTGCTCCACCTGTTCTGATGTTTCCAAATTCAAGAACATGTTGTGTTGTTGTGTCATTGAGGATGACAAATTCAAACATTTCATAATTTGAGTTTGTTACGTCCTCAACTGAAACGATAAAGTAATTTGCCTGATAAGGTTCCTCATAAGAAGCAACAGTCTGTGCTGTTGGTGATGCAGAAGGAGAGATTTCATAATAAGTCGAAGACAGCAGAGCAGTTTCCAGTGCTGTCGATCCAACTCCAGTTGCAGAAGATGCAATTGCAACAACCGAAGTGTTTGCTGTCAGTGTCGAAACACCTGCCTCTGGGGAGAACTGAACAACAATGTTTGAACCAGAGATCGAAGCACCAAAGGTTCCGATTCCGTTGAACACAGCATCGCCACTGGTCATCATGTCACCAAACTGTGTCAGATAAACATCTGTGCCATCATGAATCAAGTTGAGTTCAGTTCCAGTTGCCTGACTGTTCTCATCTTGTGTCATAATCAGACACTTAGCAGACCTGTAAGTACTTGAGATGGAAACCAGTGTGGTCGTTGTTCCAACACTAACCTGTGTTGTGGCACTCGCAACCAGAACGTTGTTACCGAAGAAGTCGTTCTTTTCAACCACACTGTTGTCGAAGATGTTGAACGACAGTGTGGAAATGTCATAGTTGTTGAATGCAAACTGCTGAGGAAAGTAATAAAGATCCCAACCGACAGCAGTGTCAACTGCATCAAATGAACCCAATTCATCGTTGATTTGAGTTGTTGCGTATTCTTGAATGAATGTGTTCGTTCCATCTTGAACAACAGCAACAATCGAAAACTGTCTCTCATTTGTGAAGTTGGTGTCTCTTACAAAAGTCAGGAACTTAGTGTAAGGTTCATTGTCACTAAAGGATTCAACAACAGCAAATGGAGTGGTTCTCTGTGTGCTGTTGAATTGATCACTGATGTCGTCAATTGGAATGACTCTGTTTCCAACGCACTCAACATAATCTTTGACAAGTTTGTTATCGAACAGAATTTCAGTCGAAACAACTTGATTTCCAACTGTGATCGTGTCCTCAGACACCAGATCCCAATCATACTCACATTGCAGACTTGCTTCACCAACAATGTCAATGATTATATCAACATTGGAACTCTCAGTTTGAATGATCGCTCTGGAAACATCCTCTTTCGAGATGATGTCAAGATCAGCAAACTTGGCAAAACCAGCAGTGTGATCCAAAGCACTTACTGGATCATTCCAGGTTGCATAAGGAATTGTGGAGTTTAGTGAGTAAGAGAAGTTTTGATAATATTCGTTGTTAGGCAGTTTCTGAAGATTATCATTCAAGAAACCAGAGGTGGTTTGCCAACCATCATTGACTGTTGCACCAGCACCAGTGACAATTTGAGAATTAAAGTCAACCTTAGTTTTAACGATGCTTTGGGTGTCGGAAGAACGACCTGTAATTCTGTCGCCAACAGAGAACTCATTTGGAGTCAGAATGACTAATTGTTGAGTTGTTGGATTCCATCTTTGGACTGTTCCAACAAGATCATTTTGGTTTGTAACCTTTTCTCCAACAACATAATTGTTTGTTTGAAGAGTTGGAGTATAAGTCGCAAGATCTTGTGTGTTGATGATTCGACCATAAGAATTATTCTCGTCCAGATTTCCAGGAATCTCACCCTCTTTGATCAGATTGACAAGACTGTATTCAACATAAGGTTTGGAAGAATCGAGTTTCTTATCAAAACCAACAACCCCAAAGAATGTGTAATCATAATCTGCTGAGTTATAACCAACACCTGTGCTTCCAACACCAACACTCAAATTTTCAACCAGAACTTTAGAACCGATTGGGAAGTTAAACTGACTTGCTTCTGGAGTTGTAAAGTTTCTGTCAATAAATGCTCTGACAACCTTTGTGGTTGAGTTGTAAGAAACAGAAGCAATTCCAAGTCCATTGGTGTTGTTGACTGGGATGATTCTGGGGGGAACATCGTAAATTCCAGTGGAGTTATCAATAATGGTAACTTGCTTGTCACCGAGATCATAAGCAAGATCCAATCCACTGACAATTTGATCGGTGAATCCGTCAATAACAACCAAGTTTGGTGCTCTCAAATAATTTCTTCCCTGAGAAGAAATTCCAATGCTTGCGAAAGAAGCAAGTGATTCAACTTCAACAACTTCGGGAAGATTTGAAACTGCTCTCAGAGTCGAATCTGAAGGATAATCAAAACCAATGTTATTGAATTTGGTTTGGAGAATCTTACCAATGTTGGTGCTCGCTGGTCTCACAATCGCTCCAGAACCAGTTGCACTTCTGACAGAGGTGACACCTGGAAGAACCTTGAATCCAACACCTGCCCCGTCAATTCTCAGTTTCGAGATTGAACCAGTTGCATTAGTCGAATTGGTCTCATAAGTGAACTGAGAGTTGTTGATGTTATATTGTGTGACTGTTGGAACTTCTGGGATGTCATATTGGAATGTGGTTGTTCCAATTCCAGTAATAATTTGTCTCCCATCAAATGGTGTCAGAACAACGTTGAGTTGATTGTGGTTTGGAACATCAACGTCAGTGGAAATAAATTTCTTGACATCTGTGATCAGATTCTCATTGTCAAGATCGAAACGATAGAACAGTTGATCTGGGACATCATCCGTGAACTTAAGTTGAACGTTAGCAGTGGCATCAATTCCAGGTCTGCCACTCTTAACAACTTCAAACTCAGTTGTTCCTGCGGTTTTAACAAACAGATTTGCATAATTGGCATCTCTGTAAAGATTCAGATCAAAGGCAGAATAATTGATTCCATTGACAGTGAACGACAATGAAGTATCAGACAGATCAAACTTAAGTGTTCTGTTCTTGGTGATCTCAACAGCAGGATTGATCTTGGAGAGTGTTCCTGCTGATGCACTTGTCAAATTAACAAACTTTGGATCCTGGGAGGAAAGTTCAAACTTGTTAGCGACCAAACGAATCTTGGTCTCATCATAAGGAATAACAAAATACATTCCTTCATTAGTCAATCCACCAGAAGGTGAAGTTGCCGTGTGGATAACTTTGTCGCCACGCTTAAATGGATTGGTTGAAAACTCAATGGTGTTGAGTGTTGTGTTGACATTACCAGCAACAAAGTCTTGTGGATCGAAAACAATGCGGCGATTATAATCGTCATACTTGACAGTGACTGTGGTAACACCAACTGGTTTGATGTTGACATAAACTGCATCACCCTTTGCAAGAGTGTGAGTTGATGCTGTGGAAACAGTAACAACATTTCTTGCAGTCTTCCCTGACAGAACACCCAGAAGGTCAGTTGTGAAACTGTGAGTGTTACCAGTTCCAACTGCGGTGAAGTAAAGAAGTCCAGTTGTTGTGTTGACACCAACGAAACCACCAGTGGCTCCAAGACCAACTTTATTAGTTCCGAAACCAACGAAGTTCTCATTGAAAGGAACAGCGTAAAGTGGAGAAAACTGACTCAGACTTGTGTAAGCAGTTCCTGCAGTTCCGTTCCAAACCTGAATGGAGTTACCACCATTAGTTGCATAGAGAACCTTGTCATTCAGTCTCAGTTTGTGACTTGGGAAATAGAACTGTTGTGGTTGGATGAAGATGTTTGTTCTTCCAACTCCAGGATCACCGAATGTGATGGTCGTTCCAACTCCAGTTCCCAGAACAGTTCCAACGCCGATTGCTTCTGCTGGATCAAAATACAGTTCTCTGTTGATGGGGAAGGAGTAGTCAGTCTTAATGACACCAACGTTCACATAGAACTTTCTGGGATCCTCATAAAGAACACCACCATTAGTGTAAGCGAGACCAGTGGTTCCCTCTTCCTCACGACGAACTCTCAGTCTTCCAGTTACAGCGTCAATATTGAGAACTCTAACTTTTTCTTGATCGATTCTCAGAATGTCATTTTCTCTGACGTGTGAGTTATCAAATGCTCCAGAAACGTAGAAGTAAGTAACAATTCCAGTTGCACCAGCAGTTCCAACACCCAGTGTCAGAACAAAGTTATCACTTCTAACACCAACGTTATAACTTCCACCGAAACCTTCATAATAAGTTGAAACACCACTGATGGTCACAACGTCATTATTGAGGAAGTTGTGTGGTGCAGAAGTCAGACCAATGAATCTGTTTGGATAAACGGTGTTTCTTGTGAACTCAACGTTCGAGAAGGAAGTTGAAGCAACACTAACTGTGTCAAGTTCTTGTCCAGAAACTCTGGCAACTTTAACGTCAAGAAGTTTGCCGCCAGTTCCTGTGTTGTTGAAGACAACCTTATCACCAACCTTATAACCAGTACCACCAGTTACAATGCCGACACTTTCGATTGTTCCAGTGGATGTTGCTGTAACTTCAACAACCTGTTTAGAAACTTTGGAAGAATCAAAGAGATAGTTATATTCACTTCGTGGACTGTTGGTGTGATAAGAAGTTGTTTCTCTAAACCAACCCTGAGCAGCAACATCATAATCAGTTTGATTCGAAACTGATTTAAAGTTAAAATCATTTGGTTTAGACTGATAAGTGTTACCAATCAAATAAGGGAAGACAGGTCTCTTATAGTTCTCAAAAGGTCCATCCGAATCAATAGTTTCGGAAAATGTTGCAAAGTAAGCATAAACACCATTTGGATAATCTGGTGTGATGCAATATCTTCCGTTGTGTTCGTCGAGGTCGCCACCAGCAGTGTAAACATAATCTTCAATGAAGAAACCGTTAGGCCATGTTGCAATTGGTGGTTCGTTTCCTTCATTCAATCCAGAAATCGTTCCCAGTTCATAACTGGACAACATCCTTCTGATTACTCCAGTCCCGTCAGCATTAGCAAAACCGTAAGGTCCATAAATTGGATTTCCATCATATGCCCAACCAATGATTGGTGAGTGATAAGTACTTTCTGCTTCACTGGAAGAGATGATGGTCAGATCAGCAACACCATAAACGTTATTATCAGCATTTGTTCCACTGATTCCATAAACCGACTCCCTCAGAGGACGGGGAGCGTACATGTGTGAATATTGAAGGGTCGAATTATTGATGTTCTGTGTAATAAATCCGTCGTCAGATTTGATGTTTGCAAAGTTTTCCTGGAACAGGTTAATTGTCCAGTTTCTGATCTTAGCAAGTGCTCTTGCAGAAGAACCAGCAGGAGTAACTGTAATTGATGTATCTGCAGAAGAATAACCAGCGCCACCTTTGATGACCTTAACTTCCAGAAGTTGACCGTTACCAATGACTGGAGTTAGAACTGCAAAACTTCCGCTGCTAGTGTTGATTGTCAGGTTTGGTGGTGAGTTGTAACCATAACCTTTGTTGTTCACAACAACTTCAACGATCTTACCGTTGCTGATTATAGGAGTAACAGATGCTTGAGCACCACTTACAAAAGTAATTGTGGGTTGTCTGTCAAAATTAATGACTTCAGAAGAACCATAACCAACACCAGTCGATGAAACACTGAATGAACTAATTGGTCCTCTGAAGATCGGTTGAACAACAGCGTGGAAATCTTGACCAGCCAGAGTGGAAACTCCAGTTACACCACTCAGGGTAACTGTGATTGGTCTGTAATTAAATGAACCAGTTCCCTCTGTCTCAACATTGACATAAAGATTGTTATTGTAGAAATAGTCAACAGCAGTTGAACCAACACCAACTTCACTTACAGAGAAAGCATTGTTATTGATTTTATGAACATAATATTCTCTGGTTGAGGAAAGACCAAGAACACCATCCCCAACTGGAGTGAACTTGATAATTTCTTTAGAGTTGAATCCGTGGTTGGGAATGTTGAACTGATTTAGAGCGGTGCTGATTCCAGCAGTCGTGGGGATGTTCTGTTGGTTGTTTGAATATCCACTTCCAGAATCCGAGACAACAATGTTTGAGACAATTCTCTTGAGTGTGCCTGACTTGAAACTTTGAGTTCCCGCACCATAAGAAGTCAGAGAAACAGTGTTAACACCTGCATTTGAATCCAGAGCAGTGTTATAAAGTTTGATTGTCGAGGCATCAACAACACCAACGTGATACTGTGCTCCAGTGCTCAGACCACCAACTGCAGTTAGAGTGTCAGTGATATAAGTAACACGCTCATTATCTCTAAACTTGTGGAAAGTTGAGAACCCAATCGTATTGTTGGTGAGATTGATGTCGGTCGAGCCAGCATCAGCAATAAACGAAACAGAATGTGAGACAGAAGTCATGTTGACTTTTGCCACAGCACCCTTTCCGTTTCCTCCAAGAATGGTGACAACTGGTGTGTCCTGATAATCGAAACCAGGATCGATAATTTCAATTCTTTCCAGAGATCCAGTGACAGCACAAGTTCCAGTTGCGCCAACACCCACATCATCAGCAATGTGAAGAACGGGAGGATTAATTACGTCATAGTCTTTACCACCACTTGCAACCTCAATGGATTGAATTTCACCATAACGGATGCTGTCTCTTGACTTATAGTTGATAATCTCAACACCGTTGAGAAGCATTCCAGTGTGACCGAACTTGGTTATTGCACTGGTGCTTTCATTCGTGGGAGTTGTGAACTCTCTGTAAACGGATTGTGGTCTAACGGTCTTCCCGTTGAACTCATAAAGAGTAATCTTGTTATTTTCTACATCTCCATTCAGCAGAACAAGTTTGTTAGCATAAATGTCTGATTTACTTTTTGCCAGACTGATTGTGTTTGCATCAACTCTCTTGATGTAAAAAGGACCAGCATCAACGCTTGCAAACTTGCTTTCTGTTTCCGTTACAACTTTGATTCCATCAGGAGTGGTTGTTGTGGTTTTGGTGATTCCTGGTTGATAATAAACTGCTTGACCAGTGTAAAAACCATGACCAGCGATTGTAATGGTATAAGTGTTACTGAAAGAACCACTGAAAGTTCTGCTTCTAAAATCTGGATTCGTCTCCAGGTTTACATATCTTGCAATCGAGTTTGAGGCAATCAGAAGATCACCATTAAACTTTGAATAAGTGTTCTGAACGTTTGCGTAAAAATCATTCAGTTGTGTGTAAGATGCTGATCTTCCCTTAAGGATTTGTTGCTCAATAGTGTAAGAAGAATTGACATTGATAACTCCAGTCAATCTTGCAACAACAGACTTGGCACCAGTTGTTCTCAGAACTGTTGCTCCAACAACTTGTCCTGTAATTGAGTTGATCAGGTTGAGATTGTAACCAGGTTTGAGTTCATGAGAATCAAATGTCTCAATCTCATAAGAGTTAGTCGTTGAGTCAACCAGACTTACGCTTGAAACAGTCCAACTGGTTTTGTTGTTGTGGAACCAATTCTTTGAAAGTTCTGTCGAAGACTCATAACCAAGAGACTGAATCTCTGCGGTGTCTCCTGTCAGATAACCATAAGTGTTTCCATCTGGTTGGAAATCTTTCAGAGAAGCAGCAATACGAACTCTGATTTCATTCGCAGTGTTGATACCAACATAAGCATAAGAATAATCATCAAAACGAATGTCTGTCTTTTCGTTGATTTGATAATCAACACCAGTTACATTCAGGAGTTGTGTTGATGACTTACCGTTGTAAGAAAGATTGATGATGTTGTCATCGAGATCCGTTGTGACCAGGTTTCCTGTTTGAGCAAATCCAACCGTGGAATCAACGTCAAGGATGGTTGAACCTGCCGAGACAGTGTTTAGCAGTTTTGTCTTGGGGTTGACCTTGAACTCACCAAAGATCGTACCTTGAACGTCAATGTCTCTGTCAAAACCTGCGTCGATGCTGACTTGGTAATATTGACCTTGATCATAATCAATTGGAATAACGTTCGTGACAGAACCTCTTGCTCCAGTTGATTTCTGGAAGATTGTCAGGTTCTGCAGTTGAAGTGGATCACCTTCGATTGTTTCAACGATGTAATCCTGAGTAACCTTATAGTCGGCATTTGATGGACGAAGAAGAAATTCACTTGGGTGAATGACATCAACGGGAACACCATAAAGTGCACCAAAGAGAATCTTGTAAGACTCCTCTGTTCCTTTAGAATTATAGAAACTGTCAAGACCAAAGACAAAGTTTCTCTGGTCCAATCCAGAGAAAAGAGTTCTTTGAGTGAAACCAGGAGCAAATTGATACTTGAGTTTCTTGAAGAACTCCTGAAGGAAGAGAACACTCAGGTTGGTGATTGTTGCACCAGCAGTGTGCTTATCTGCCTCTGTGGATTTAAATACCAGCTGGTCGGGGGTGTTAGACCCAACGTAATCTGTAACCCCGCTAAAACCCCTTGTACACCCCTCAAACGTTGAATCTGTCTTGGTATCATAAAAGATGATCTCGTCATCGATTTGAATCAGACCGTTTGTTTCGGGGAAACCGTAAGTAAAGTTACCAGAAACATCAGCAGTGATGGTCTGGTCTGTGTAAGAAACATTAGAAGCAAGAACCGTTGTGGTCGTGAGATTAAACAACTCATCAACCTTCACATATTGATCCAGATTTTGAACCAGATCAAAAGTTGCCCCATCAACTTCTTGGGACAAGTAATATTGTTTTAAGAACTCTCCAAGCAGAGGAAAATCCTCCCTCACATAAGTGGGGAGTTGGTGCTCGATGATATCCTGAATCCTTACTCTATCGACTGCCATTTCCTACTTAAAGGTTCTAGTGTTATTATTTACCACGGTTTTTAGTAGGAACTACTGGAGGTCGTGGTGGCGGAACTGGTGGTTACGGTTGTCGTTGTTGTTACCGCTGCAGTGCCTGTTGAGGTGCTTTGTGTTGTCTCAACAACGATTGGACCTCTGACCAGACTTCCATTGCCGTAACTGGAAGAAACGATGTAATTGCTTCCCGAAACATCATCTCCAGAATCAATTCCATCGATAACCATGTTGACAGTTGTCTTGGTGGTATCGAGTTGCAGATAAAGATCCTGAAGACCAATTACATCATTAGAGTAAGGAGTTGCAGAAATCTCAATGACGGGTTGTCCTTTATTAACAACGGTTGACAGAATCTTAATTGGGTTTAGTTTGATTTCGCCCTTGACATAATCAATGGTTCCAATGCCTGTCTTGAGGATAACGGGTTGAGTTGCAGAGTTCAGTTTGAAGAGGAAAATGGTTCCTGTCTTCTGATCAGCATTGGGTGAGTCACCAAAGTAAACAGTGTCGCTGATTCCACTAACTTTGAATCCAGATGACTTGATGTTATAACCAATGATGGTACCATTGTAAACAGAAGAGTGTCCGTGATTCTTAATGTGGAATCTGTTCCCATAACAAATCTCATACTCAGCGAATGTGTTCAACTGAGCAGCCATGTCTCTTCTCATTGAGATGTTGGTAATGTTTGAAGTTACCGCTTCATGACTGTTGTCAATTACATTTTGGAATTTAGAATACTTGAATCTCGCTCCAAACTGATTGAGTTGTGAGGAGTTAGCGTAATTAACAATGTTCTGATTGACAATTGCTTTTACTGCAGCAGCGGAAGAAGCGAGGTTGCTGTTGTAATAAACACGACTGTCTGATTCGATGTAAAGATATTTCAGATCAACAATCTCAGTGACGATTCCAGCAACAGAGTACTTTCTCAGTTGCGATTGGAGATTCTGTTTAATTTCGCTGGAGAGATAAACACCATTGTAAGGTTTGATGCTGATGAAGACCTTACCATAAGCAGGTGGATTAAGTTCTTCTCCACCGAACGCAGAGACAGATGCTGCTTCAGGATAAACCTGAGGAACAACTGCTTCATAATCAGCAGCAGTTACTGCTCTGTTTTGTGATGCGTAAATCTGTGGAGAATACTTACGAATCGAATCCATGCTTTCGATTGCTGCTCCACCCTGCGATGGAGAGTTGGTTGCAAGCAGAGAGATTCCTCTGGTAACAACTGTTCCTTCGTGGTCAACCAGTCGTCCAGCGTAAGTGAACGCTGCAATTCCATTTGCCTCAGCACCATTGCATGTCAGGTAATTTGCCGTGACATAATTAGGTTCTTGAAGTTTGGCACCGAATACGTTGTCACCAAATAAGAGTTCGTAGCGCTCTCCAGGTGCCTCTTGAAGGTAATAGATTGTGCTTGTAGGTGTCACACCCACCAACGAGCTGAATTGAGCATAAGTGCGACTTACAGTGGACTGTTCTGACTCTCGAACGATCACTTTAAGACGTGATGTGTCGATTCCACTGTTTGTCAGATAATATCTTTGATTGGGATTACGGGAACTGACTGTCCAGTTCTGAGTGACGTAAGTTCCTTCATAGATGTTGACATTATTGAAGAACGCAACTCCTGTGGATTCAACAGGAACTGTGATGTCATCAATAATTGAAAAGACGTATGATGTACCGTTAAACTGTTTGTTCGAAAGAGCAACGATTCCTGCCTTCAGCGTCAACGTAACCGCGTCAGTGTCAGAAGCATCAACAGAGAAAGAGATATTAGCAACAGCAGACTTTCTGGACTTAGGAACGTACCCAATGTTCCTGGCCAGAGAGACAACGTTTTCCCTTAGAGTTGCACTGTCAAGAAACACCTCGTTCGATACCATGTTGGCATTGTACGAAGTGATGTATGTGTTATAAGCAAGTGCATCGATGATCGTTGAGAGATTGGATCCCTCAAAATCATAGTCGGTAAAGTTTGAGTTCGCCTTTAAGTAATCCCTGAGGGACTGCTTAATTTGATCAAAGTTTACGTTGCTAAAATTAACTAACGGCATTTTACCTGTTGGGTTCTAAGGCAAAGGTGAGTTGTTGCTGTTGGGCATCGATACCAACGATATAATATTCAACAGTGCAGTTGAATTCATAATTATCGAAGTCCGCTTCAACTGTGACCTTGTTCAGTTCCACACGAGGTTCAAATTGATTAATTGTGTATTCAATCTCCGACTGAATGGAATCAGCGGTGAGTTTATCAAAGTTCTCGAACAGAAGTGCTGAAACATTAGAACCAACACTTGGTTGAAATGGTTTCTCCCCAGGAACAGTCAGCACAAGATTCTTGAGAGCACGAGCAATCGCATTCTCATTCTTCAGTGCAATCAGATCATCATTCATTGGATTGATCTGAAATGAAGCACTGATATCTTTAAAACCACTGCTGGTCCTTTGTGCAGGTTGAATTGGCACAGATGTACTTACAACAATTCAACCTTATTTATGGGGTTAAAATTCGGTTAGGGGGATGGGTTCTGTTCCATACTCCCAATCATCATAATCCTCATCATTGCGGATCTTCTCATGAAGTTCCTTCTGAACCAAGAAGTCATGCTTCTTTGGTGTGTGCTTGTCATTTGCAATCTCACGGAGCATCTTCTGATGCATGTGGTTGCCTTCGTTATCTAAAAAGTCGTGCATGTTACTGATTTGCGAAGAAATCAGAACTTTTTAAGGGGTTCCTATCCCTTTAATAATTTATGTCCTTATATAAGGATGTCTTTTCTTCTTCAGTCTGCCAATAATAATCATCCGTGTCACCCAGTCGTCCCCAACGGACACCGTTCTCTACCTGATACTCAACAGTTGACACCTTGAAGTCAGGCATCAATGGTTTTTCTGGTGTGATGGACAGATCATACAGTCTCATCCTGTTGTTCGGATAAAGAGCAAACTGACCATTTTCCAATTCAACACAGTTATGTGACTTATGTTCTTGTGGAACCTCACTGACGTTATTATCCACCACGTCAGGGTTCGCATGATAATTATCAAGAGTAAACAAATACTGACCCTTGATGAATCCATGATCCCGAGAGAAGACTTCTGCATCCATGGATGAGATGAATCCCTTATTCATACAAGCAACACCATAATCCATACAGTTCCAGAACTGCAGATTAGGAAGATCCAGATCGGGGTCTGGAGTGTTTGGTGTCCTTACAAATGCACTGATGGGCAACTTATCAAAGATTGCACCATACTGTGGAAGATAAGTCTCAAAATAAAAAGCACGTCCAGGAATCGACTTTGCCGAAACCCAGACGCCTTCTACAAACTCCCCGTGACCACTCTGATGGTCCTGAAGATATTCTTTACGAACGTAAACTCTTTCTGCGGGAAGATTGCAGATTAAATTCATCTACCTTGACCTCTGTACTTCTTCTTCGCTTTATTGCGCGATGTCGCTGCGTATTTAGTGTTACGTCCACAACCCTGTCGTGTATTCTTAGGAAGCGACTCCAGAACGTCACGTCCACCCTTAGCCTTTGTAAACTTTGCCATTTAAACCTCAGATAACACGAGTCTTTTCGTGACCAACTCGAATGCGAGGGTCACACCAGATTTCATAACCAGCTTCAATCGCATCCAGACAGAACGAAACGTCCTCTCCACACATATCCTGAACAGCACCAGATTCAAACACTTGCATCTTAGGAGCGAACCAAGGATAAGTCATCTTCTCATCCTCAAAGACACCCTTCTGAATCATGACCCAACCGAAACCAGTGTAGTCAACAGTAAAGGGTTTCTTACGCTTTTGAATGCCATCAACCATCTCATGATTCATAACACCACCATTACTGCGGAAGTCATCCTCTTCCAACCAGTGTGCAACAGAAGTCGTGCGACCATCCTCAGTTGAATACCAACCAGCACTAATGGGACGCATGTTCTCTTGAATAATCTCACCTTCTTCATCCACTGCATCAGCAGGAAACGCAACATCACACAGTTGCCAGAACTTCTCGGTGTTGAAGATGATGTCACTGTCGATCCACAGTTGCCAATCATATTGCAACTTACCATCCCAAGGAATCTGATTCGGTCCACGCAGAACATTTGCACCCAGACACTTACAACGGGCAAAGTTCACCATGGAACTGTAGTCCTGAGAGATCTGAATGCTCATCTGATTCTGAACCAGATCGAAACACAACTGAACGAAGTTCTTCAGAAACGCAT